GTGCAATACTCACGCTAATAGAAGAACACTTTAAAACCTACGAAGACTTCAAGATTGCTTTCAAAGAAGAAGCAATGAAAATCCAGGGATCGGGCTGGGTGTATTTGAGCACCGCAGGCACTATCAAAACCATCCCCAATCATCAAGTTCGCACAGATATTGCTGTGCTAGTAGACTGGTGGGAACACGCTTGGGCACTAGATTACCAAAGCGACAAAGAAAAATACCTAGACAATATCTGGAAGATCATTGACTGGGACACAATAAACGAACGACTATGATAGTAGATCCCACTGCAATTGCTAGACTTAAAGAAATTTTAGCCGAAGAAACTACCCCTAATCTTAAACTGCGTATATTTGTGCAGGGTGGCGGGTGTTCGGGTTTCAGCTACGGTTTTACATTAGATGAAGAGCAACAATCGGAAGATTTTCAATTCGACATGGATAGTGTGTCTATACTAGTTGATAGCATGAGTTTTCAATATCTACAAGGCTCTACAATTAAATTTCATGAAGATCTACATGGATCTAGCTTTGTTATAGACAATCCCAATGCTCAAACAACCTGCGGTTGTGGCAGCAGCTTTGCACCTTACTAACTCTTGACCTTTTGAATTTCTGGTAAATACTTGCCAGAGGATTCAATCAATGGCTCAACAAGTTATTAACGTAGGAAACACCCCCAATGATGGCAACGGCGATCCTATACGTTCCGCTTACATTAAATGTAACAACAATTTTGGAGAACTTTTCAGTAGAGTTCAAGATACCCCACCTGTGACTCCAGCAGGGACCGCAGGTGATGCTGCTGGTATGATTGCATTTGACATCAACTATCTTTATGTTTGCATAGCTGACTACGATACTTCTAGCGAAATTTGGAGACGTGTGGCATTTGACCCCACTTGGTAATCAGCATGGCTCAACCAGTATGGATCACACCTGAAGGCAGTTTAGGCACTATACCAGAAGGGGTATTTTATCAGCTGGCCATGTTGGCCGACACAGATATCGTCGCGAGCGTAACATGCACTGCTACTAGCGCCGCTACTAATAGAATTACGTGCAACAGCACAGCATCTATATACCCTGGACTTAACGTAGTCTTTGGTGGTACACAAGGAACAGTGTTCGGTGGTATAAATGCACTAACAAGATACTTTGTACTTGCAGTTCATAACAGCACTGAGTTTTCACTTACTGCCACTGAGTTTACTACAACACCCATTGCTCTAACTAATGCCACAGGCATAATGGCTGCTGATTTTAATCAACACATTTATTTCAATTTACAAGCCGGGCAATTGCCTGCAGGTATTCAAGTTGCAGATAACGGGTTAATTGTTGGGACTCCTAAGGCCGTGGCTAGTATACAAGGTGTTCCGTCACCAGTTAACAGAGATGTAACTAGTAAATTTACTGTTCGTGCATACACTCTAAAATATGTTGGCAACAATCTTGTAGTCGATAGAATCAGAGATAGAACTTTTAGCTTAACAGTATCGGGACCAAATCCTCCGGCGTTTATTACCCCTAGTGGACTTGTTGCACAATATTACGATGGCTCGTTGGTTGATAATTTACAAATTCAATACACTGATCCAGACCCCATCGCTACAGTAGTAGCAAGAATCGCAGGAGGCAGTTTGCCGCAGGGGCTGTCGATGTCTAGTTCGGGGCTGATTACAGGGTTTATTGATCCGTTGTCACAGAATGAAACAGAAGCAGGATTCAGTAGAGATGAGCAAGGCTACGACGAATATAGTTTTGACTTCAGCACCAAAAGTGTAAATTCAAACTATGAGTTCACAGTAGAAATCAACGACGGTGTTTATAGTAATTTAAGAACCTTTAGCATATATGTTTACAGCAAAAACATGATGACTGCTGACAACGTCGAAGTCACTGCTGATAATACATTTGTCACTGCTGATGTTACACCGGTTCGTGCGCCAGTTATTACTAATCCACAGGGCAGTATCGGCTCAGTGAGAAATGACAATTGGTTTGCTTATCAATTCTTGGGTTACGACCTCGACGGAGATCAAATTGATTTCGAATTGATATTTGATACTGGGGACAGTTCGGGAATTCCAGGTTTAACACTAGATCAAAATTCAGGTTGGCTATACGGATACATTCCGGCAATGGGACTAACAGAGAATACATACAATTTTGGCGTCAGAGTTAGTAAAGATATTAACCCACTCAGTTTCAATGAATATTATTACAGTCTCACAATCACCGGGGATATTAGCACAGGAGTAACTTGGTTAACTAATGCAAACCTTGGCACAATTAATAATGGTGCCACTAGTACCTTGTATGTTGCTGCTGAAGTTGTTTCGGGTATCCCATTGCAATACCAATTACTCAGTGGCAGCACATCAAGTTTACCACAAGGACTACAGCTTCTACCGTCGGGCAACATTGCTGGTCGAGTGAGTTTTGATACCTTTGCACTGGATCTTGGCACAACCACATTTGATGTTACCATGAATGACCTAAGTATCTCCACTGTAGATACAGAAACAACGTTTGACATGACTCATACATTTACTGTGCAAGCATTTAGCGTCAACGGGCTGGTTAGTGTGTCGAAGGAATTTTCAATCACGGTTGTTAGAGCATACAATGCACCATATGATAACCTATACGTGCAGGCAATGCCTCCGGAAAATGATCGCGCATTAATACAAGGGCTGCTGCAAAATGCCGACATCTTCCAGCCAGACTTATTGTATAGAGCCGACGATCCTAATTTTGGCCGCGCTAACAATGTTATCTACTATCATGCGTTTGGTCTAACAGCATCAACCTACGAAGACTATGTTAGCAGTCTATACGAAAATCATTATTGGAAAACAGTAGTTCTAGGTGAAATCAATGTTGCACAGGCAAGAAATGCCAACGATGAAGTAATTTACGAAGTTGTTTATAGTCGAGTAGTAGATAATCTATTAAACAACAATGGCATGAGTGTATCAAAATCAGTAACATTGCCTTACCCTATCGACGTCGACACTACCGAAATTACCACAGTATATCCTAACAGTTTAATTAACATGCGCGATCAGGTGATTGACACTGTAGGACAAGCTGGCACTATTTTACCGCTATGGATGACTTCTAAACAGGCTAATGGTCGTGTGCTAGGATTTGTGCCTGCGTGGCCTATTGCATACACCAAGCCCGGCAAAGGCGAGCAATTGGCCTATTATATTCGCACACAGTTCGGTGAGAGATTGAATCTCATTGATTTTGAAATTGATCGTTATGAGTTGGATAGGCTACTCAGCAAAAACTGGGATCCTGTATCTGATGCATGGATCCCAGAACCTGCAGAAACTACATTCGATCTCGATGCTGAATATCAACTACCAATACCAAATGATTCAAGTTTGGTGTTCACTGGCGGCACAGGATATGCAGTAGGCAATCAGATACGTATCAATGGTTCGCAAGTGGGTGGTGTTGACACACTCAACGATATTATTCTAACCGTGGCTGTAGTCGACAATGTAGGCACAATCGAGCAGGCATTTTGTCGTGGAATTGCTCCTGAATTTAGTGTAGGTAATGCTTACTACAACATCGTAGGGACAAACATCACAGGCATAGGCACAGGCGCAACTTGGGATATCGAAGTAGTTGGGGAAGACGAAACTACATTTGATGGGCAAAGTGTGCGATTTATTGCACCGGTAGATATGTATAGCAACACCCAAGCATACGATAAATATCTTGTATTCCCCAAGAGGACCATTTTAGGATAAACCATGACTAGTAACATTAACCCAAACAACATTGACGGCACATATCCAGTTGCCGGACAAGACAATAATTCGCAAGGTTTTCGTGATAACTTCACCAATTCCAAGACTAACTTTCAATATGCAGCAGACGAAATTACCGATCTGCAAAATAATGCAATCTTAAAGTCGGCACTAACCGGAACCACACTAGACAACAATATGTTAGGTAGTTTGGTTTACAACGGCACTGTAGCAGACTTTGGACTAGTTAGAACAGCACTAGGCACAGTGAGTGGTAGTCAAACCATTAACTATGCGCTGGGACATTTTCAAACATTAACCACATCTGGCGCAGTGAGTTTGTCATTTAGTAATTTTCCAGCAGCTGGCATTGCAGGTGTAGTGTATGTTCAGGTCTCGGTGGCCAACGTTGCCCATACATTAACACTACCTACTGCGGTTAGTTTGAATGCACAAGGAATTCAAGGTATCAACCCTAGCACCAATGTAATTACTTTTGCTGCAACAGGGACTTATTTGTTCCAATTCATTACTAGTGACGGTGGTGCTACTATTACAGTAAACGAGACTAACAAAGAGATTCAACCGTTCAACCATAGTGCATCAATTATTACTGCTAGTAGTGCTTCTAACCTAGCACTGACCACAGAACACTTTACCACAGCTGGCACAGGCGAAACCAATACGTTGGCCGCTGGTGTAAATGGGCAAATAAAAGTGTTAGCATATTATTCTGAGGCCAACTCTAGTGATACTAGAATTGTTACAGTAACCAATGCAGGATGGAAATCGTCAGGCACAGGCACAGTGACATTTACTGAATTTGGCCAAACTGTTATTCTGATGTATATCAATTCGAAATGGTTTGTAGTCGGCAATGGGTCAGGTGCTAGCGATACCTTTGCTACACTGGCTTAACCAAACGCATTGACAATTCCATTTTAGTATTGTAAAATACGCT